GCTGCAGCAGGAGGTAGATGATATGAAGAAGCAGTCAAAGGATCAGATGTCTCAGGCATCAGCGGCCCAGGCAAGTTTACAAGCTATCACGTAATTAGTGTCCTCCCGAAAGATGATTCAGCCAGAACGAGTTGTCGCGGTACTGCGGCAGAGCAGTCGTGTCCGGTCCAACTGTAGGTGCTGAAGCAAGTAATGGAGCAATAGAGTCGGGAGTCAGTAAGTATTTATAGTACGTCAATCCAGCAATTGCACCGTCAAACCCACCGGCAATTGTTGTATGTACCGTCTCAGAGTTCTGCTTGGGAATCTGAGTGAGAGTGTGGTGAAGGTACAGGGTACCGTCAATGTAAATATCCACCGAGTCCTGGGAAACGGCAATAGCTACGTGTGTCCATTTCTTGGCGGATATGTTTCCTATTGGGATAACTTCGGTTCCTCCGAACGTATCAATCTTTACAATCAGGGAATTGGTGCTGGCGTCCAAGAACAGAGCGGGGCACATCACGGATAAGTCAATAGGTCCTTTGGTAAAAATAACCTTGGGGGCACCATAGCGGTACGAAAAGTCATTGATCTTGACCCAGCAAGAGTATGAAAAAGTCATACCCTGTGCCTCATTAAACGACTGAGGAATTTGAGTCGGACTATCAAACTGCTTCTTTCCATCGGCGATCGGCCCTACAATCGTAAGAGTATTGCTCACAGCAGGTGAAGCCGTGAGTGCCTGATACACTAGGTAAATAGTGATGAGTGCAGCAATAGCTGCTAGGACAATGACCCAAGTATCCATTGTTATAGTTTTAGAATGTATATTCGCGGACTTCACGTCCTACGGCATCATACACTCCAAACTTAACCGAGTATCCTGTCGTATCAACCGTTGAAGACGCATTGGCAGGGGTGGTGGTGACACACGAATTGCTGGCCGAATAGAAAGCTAGTGCGTCAGAAGGATTGAGCATCCGGTTAACGGTTGCTAATCCACAAACCGTTCCTGAAAATCCGCCATCGGGGGTTATCTTAATATCACCAACAGCCGGCTTGGGAACACCAGACAGGAAGCATGATTTTACTAACATACCATTGAGGTAAATATCCAAGTTCCGCTCAAACACCGTCAAGGAAACTGAGAACCATGACTGAAGAGGGATGTTGGGAACGTCGCATGTGAAAACATCGTCGGCAGCGCTTGGGTCGGTGGCTGGGGCAGGTTCATTGACGGCTCCGTCTTGGCCTGATGGGAAGACTGAGACTGAAACACGGAGGACGTTATCGGTAGGGTGAAGTACGACCTTAGGATTCAGGATAGCGGAGTTGGTAGCATCTGGGCGAATCAGAACCGGCTTCTCTTTTCCGTATCCGTAATTCCAGTCCTTGATGTACATCCACCACTGCATTCCATACGCTCCCTGCTTTCCGTCAGATAAGGGAGCAGCAGCTGCAGTTATGGTGGTGGTTGACTGAGCATCGGCTGATCCGGGCATGTTTCCGGCTCCGTACCACCACTGGTACAGGAGCGGAGGGGGAGGAGCAGCTCCAGTTGCACCACGCACTCCAGCAGGCCCAGTAGGACCCGTAGGACCTGGAATACCTACAGTTGAATCAGTGGCTTTAGTAGATGAGTATGGGGCGGAGCTTGTAGTCATAGTCGTGTCGGACCACCATCCCGCAGAATCAGAACTCGGATTATCTAATCCTTCAGTGAAGTTCGTGAAGTGGGCCACACCGGGGAATGCAATCGTCTGCCATCCGGCAGAGCGAGCGACTAAGTCGTACAGCGCAATCACTCCAAACACGATACCGATAATGAGAGCAATTGCTCCGAGCGCTCCTCCAATACGCAGAGTCCACAGCCAATTGGTAGCTTTCTTGGCAGCGTCAGCAGCCGCATCAGATGCTGCCTTAATAGCGTCTTCGTTCTGTTTCGCTAAGCTCTCAAGGTAACCCGGAGCATAGGTAACGCTCTGAGCATTGGAGATATCGGGTCGCGCGATCGTAGGAACGACCGGTGCCGGTTTACTTGAGCTTCCACCCATTTGTTAGAAAGCCGGAAGTAAAAACGGACGGTATGACAGTGAAATGTCGGCGAAGGAAATGTACTGCAACAATTGTGGTGAAAAAGGGCATGTGTTCAGAACATGTAAAGACCCAATTATATCGTGCGGAATCCTCTTGCTGAGAGGAGCGTACGATCCTCTGAAACTACCAGTAGATCCCCGAACGGTGGGAGTACTGATGGTCAAACGTAAAGATTCAATGGCGTATATGGAATTCATTCGGGGAAAGTATGATCTAGGGGATCCAGTGTACATTGACCGCCTGATTGGAAACATGACCTTGCCTGAACAGAAACTCATAGTGTCTGAAGAGTTTGATACCTTATGGACCAAACTGTGGGGACAGGGACGAGATACACATTCAACCGAATACGACATTTCCAAATCTAAATACTACCAGCTTGACCGCGAGGATATTACGACGCGTAACCGATCAAAGTACACTGAACCAGAATGGGGATTCCCAAAAGGACGAAGAGCTAGAGGCGAGTCTGATGCCGTATGTGCTGTCCGCGAGTTCTGGGAAGAAACCAACATTCAGCCTGAAGCGTATACTCTGTGCGAGAAATTGAAGTTCACGGAAACATTTAAGGGAACGAACAATGTGATGTACCGTCACATATACTTCGTGGCTTTATTGAAAGATTCCAAGATTGTGAACTTAAAGCAGAAGCTGACGTTTATGCAGAGTAAGGAGGTGTCGGAAGTAGACTGGAAATCTATGGCTGAATGCAAAGCAGTTATTCGGCCGCATTATGCTGAGCGCCTGGCACTACTGACTCAAGTTGAACGTCTGATTGCCACACATCAAAGTCTGTAATACTAACAATGAACGTAGCGATTTCTGCCGCAGGCGTATTTGGAGCATTTACCGTAGGAAACGCTGTTATCCTCATGGGAAGTACGCTAACCCAATGTTCAAAGACCGATTTCACGAACGCTTTTAAGAATGGAGCGATAGCTGCTGCTCCGTGCGCGATAGCATACTTTTTAGCTGCGTTCTTTGAGTTTATTCGTAAACCATTCGTGGACTTATTCCTTGGGTTCGGTGTCCAGGACCCAATGGCTACAAATTTAGGACTTGGATACATTGTTATGCTTTTACTGTGGCCAATGACCGTGTGGGCAGTCCACAATTCTACGACGGTGGTTTGTGTTCCCAGCGTAGACGAAATGTCCAAGTTCAAGACCGAACTACTGGCCAAATTAAAAGAAAAACAACATACTCAAGCTGCTGCCACAACAACGAAACCTGCGCAATAAATAATGGAGACGATTCTGTATCGTCGTCGTAAGCTGGAAATCAAAACTATCCCAAAAGGAACGGTGATGTTCCGTATGGTTACTGACACGACAGATGATTTGCGGGGGTATCCTCTTGAAGACGGTACTCGGTGTATAACTCCGAACCAGAATGTGTTTTTTTACCCGAACCCATTTGTCGGGAAATTAGCTCTGACCGAATGGGTTAAGTTTTACAAAACAATAGTAGTCTACAAACTCAATCGTGATGTAAAAGTACTTTGGCTAATGAACCCTTCTAAAAATTCAAGATCGTCTAAAAATACTGCTCGTAATTTTGTAAAGCGTTGTTCTTTAGTTCCTAAAGGATGTCTTGTTAAACCTCGCAATGAATACGATCCGTGTGTCAGCGACACTATTGTAAAAAAGTATCCAGAAGTTGTGGGGATCGTATCAATTGCGGCCGGAGACGGTGCACGGGTGAAGCGGGGACTAAAGAACAATGCAACACGTCGTATTCGGAAGTATATGCACATGGCCAAAGATTGTAGAGGAATGCAAGCTATTCCTGAATTAAGTCTTCATCCATTAGCTCAACGGCCTCAGAAAGATCTGATCGTTCATGAGGGCGATGTTCTGGAAAATAACTATCAGAAAATCGGGGAGTATAAACTAGCCGATGAGCCGGCTTTGAGAAAATTCATGGACAAATTACGGTTCAATCCCGAAACGTTCTTTTATGAACTTTAGAAGTCAAAGTCCAGGATCCATACTACGCTCAAGTAAGCAGCGACCGCCAGTCCCATGATCCAAATCCAAACCGGGAACACAGTTGATTCTTTCTTTCCAACACCAAAGGGTCGGATATTTCCTTGTCTATCAAAGGCTACAGCTGGCTTTACATAGAGAAACCCTGCTACATAAAACAGGTAAATTGCTACTGTCCATAATTTGGGGTTCTTGCGGACAACCTCTTCCATTATCATTTCCGTTCTAAAATTAAGTGAGAATGTCCTACGTTTTGCCCGACAGGAAGGCATTCGTAGATTCCATAACACGTATCTTCTTGAAGTACCGTCAGAAGGACGAAGATGGTAAGGAGAAGAAGGGATTTGAATTAGCGTCATACCAGAAACTGGTCAGGGACTACCTTCTGGTTGAAACTCCGTATCGCGGTCTCTTGGTATATCACGGACTCGGGTCAGGAAAGACGTGTTCGGCCATCGCGGTCGCCGAGTCCTTGATGACCACGAAGAAAGTCTACGTCCTCCTCCCAGCCTCACTTGCCGACAACTTTTTGGGTGAGATCAGGACGTGTGGGGATCCAGTGTACAAGAAAGACAGTCATTGGGTAGAGAAGTCTATTCGCACATCCGAAGATCGCGACACTGCCAAATCTATGGGTATTTCTGATGAGTACTTGGATAAGAATGGACGGTACTTTATGACCGTGAAAGGTGCCGCCTCCAATTTCCAAACACTGTCTCGTGATCAGCAGAAAGGTATTGATACTCAAATTGACGATCTTATCAATTCTCGGTTCAAATTCATTAACTATAACGGTGTCCAGACCGCTAATTTTGATAAGCTTTTCCCTTCGGAACATATGTTTGATGACTCCGTTGTGATCATTGATGAGGCGCATAACTTAATTGGGTCGGTTGTTAGCGAACGCGAACTCAAGATGAAGATTTATGATATGATTTATAATGCCAAGAGCTGTAAGGTTGTGGCGTTATCGGGTACTCCTACCATCAATCGCCCCCAGGAAATTGCATACTTAATGAATCTTCTGCGTGGACCTATTGAGCGAGTCGTAGTTCCAACGAAAGCGGCAATGGCCTGGGACGAAGCTCTGATGACGGCATTTTTCCGGCACCAGAAAGATGTGGATACCATAGAGTACAATTCCGTGAAGCACGAACTGAAACTTACCCGAAATCCTCCGAACTTTGAGAGCGTGTACAACGATAAGGGAGACCGTATAGCTGTTCGGTACAATAAGGATTTCAAGCAGGAACCGGATATCAAGAAATGGGTGAGTGAATGGAAGACTGAGTTTGAAACTAAGTTTGCGGGAGTAGAGCTTCTGGGTGAAGACAAGATGTCGGTAGAGAAGCTAGAGTGTTTGCCTACCGAATATGACGGTCCTCATGGATTTATAAATACGTTTGTAGATGGACTGAATATCAAAAATGCTCTGATGTTCGGAAGACGTATTCAGGGGTTAGTCTCATACTTCCGTGGTGCTGATGAGAAACTACTACCTAAGCGTTTGGACGAAGATAAGACCCTAACCAAAATTGAGATGTCCGATGAGCAGTACTTGCGGTACTTGGAGGCGCGCAATATTGAAATTCAACGTGATGCTAAGAAGAAACGCAATCCTTCCTTGAACGATGATCTAGGTTCTTACCGTATGACCTCCCGCTTAGTATGTAACTTCGCTGTACCCCCTGAGTTCAAGTACAAGATGGAGGACGGTGAAACTGAGATGTCATTACAAGGCAAGCCGATTCCGGAAGACAAGATGGAAATCTTAAAGAAAATTGAAGCAGATCCAGAACGGTTTCTAAGTCCAAAGAACCTAGTTCATTTTTCACCAAAACTGGCCCAAATGCTGAAAGATCTAAAATCTACCGTAGGAAAGTTTGGAGATCTGAATAACCAGTTCGTATACTCTGAATATAGGTCTCTAGAAGGTCTGGGAGTATTTGCACTTATTCTCAACCATAATGGGTTCCAGCCATATAAGCTAAAGAAGGAAGGAGGACAATGGTATGAAGGTGAGATGGAAAAGGGTGTTCCTGCGTATGCGTTCTACACAGGAGAAGAAACCAAAGAAGAGCGAGAACTTATGCGTCTGATTTTTAATGAAGAAACACATAAACTACCTTCTTCCCTCGCAGAATCAGTGAAAGAGCGTAAGTTATGTATTATGATGGGCACAAAGTCGGCAGCTGAAGGTATTACCCTCCTGAACGTCCGTAACGTGTACATTATGGAACCTTATTGGAACCCTGCGCGAATTGAACAGGTTATTGGACGTGCCATACGTTTGCACTCTCACGACAAATTGCCTGAAGATCAGCGCGACGTTACGGTGAAACTGTACATGTCCGTATTTTCCGAAAAGCAGCTGAAAGATCAGGAAGGACCAAATATCACTCTCATTCGTCGTAACGATATGGGGACCAAGAGATACGAAGGTGACGAGCCTAAAGAGGCATTCATGACATCCGATGAGTTTCTGTATGAAACTGCTTTTGAGAAAGGGCGTATTATCAAAAGCATTTCTACGATTCTGAAGCAGGCTGCAGTAGATTGTGAGATTCATCGTAAGTTACATTCCAAAGAGCAGCCGGTGATTCAGTGTATGCGGTTTGATACCACAGTCACAGCTGAAGATCTAGCTTATCGCCCATCATACCTCAATGACGAAAAAGATACGCTGTATGAACGGAACATTCTCAAGAAGAATCGTAAGCTACAGATCATTAAAGTCAAAGGAATGGTTATGATCCTAGACCCCAAAACGAACGAGATTTTTGATTACCTTGCGTTCCAGGATAATAAACGTTTATTTCAGATAGGGTCACGTAATGGCCCCAACGCTATTTCCTTTTTCCCGCATGTTGTATAAATGGCGACCGTCGCTCATCCCAGGACTTCATCAAATAACCAGGCAGGAACGCGCGGTTTATCTGCCGCAGATTGGACGCGGCTCAAGCGTCTAAACGGAGCCAAGACGTACGCTACCGTGATTGCCAACAATACTGACGTGAATACGCCAACGCCACTCCAGACGAAACATGCTGTCCCGATGCTGATTCCCCGCCACACTGGAGAGAGTCGTATTCAGCGCACGAACGGTCAGTGGTTAGATTACAAAGCATCGCAGACTGCAGACTATATCTATTCTAAGTCGCACGCCCTGAATACCAATGCCATCAACTTACAGCTCAAGCGCTTATGTAATTGCACAACTACGTCTCTGAACATAGATCGGGCCGGATGTGGAAAATGCGGAGTATACAGACATAAAACTATTCAGTAAATAAGTAAGAGATGTCTGGAGGTTTAATTCAGCTCGTCAATAAAGGTGCACAAGATCAACTGATATGTGGGAACCCGTCGTTCACGCATTTTAGGTCGGTGTATAAGCGCCACACTGAGTTTGCGATGGAGCAGTTTGAGTTAGTGTTTAAAACCACGAATTTGAGATTACCGGCAACTGGTTCGCTGACTCTGCGTGCGAACGTAGAACAGTTTTCTCAGCTAATTAACGATTGTTATGTCGTGATGACGCTTCCGAATATTTATTCTCCAGTCAGGCCGGTTACTGGAACACACGCAAACTTGAATAGCAGTTCGCAGGCCATTGGGTATGAGTTCCAGTGGATTCGGAATATCGGGTACAATATGATCAATTATGCGTCTATCGTCATTAACGGTCAGGAAATTGTTCGTCATACCGGTGAGTGGATGAAGCTATATGCTGACCTGAACTTTGATGCGAACAAGAAGGCGATGGTCAATCAGATGGTAGGGAACGTTCCGGAAGTGTACGATCCGGCAAACGCTTACGACCGGACCAATCAGTACCCCCACGCAATTTCAACGTCTCCAAATCTAGCCGAGCCGTCAATTTACGGTCGTACCCTAAACGTCCCTCTTCACTTCTGGTTTTGTGAGAATGTAGGAGCAGCACTTCCGTTGGGAGCGCTACAGAACTCGGCAATTGAAATCGTAGTAGAGTTGACGAATATGTACAATCTGTTTACGATCCGCGATATTCGTGAGACCGTTAACGGACAGCCAAACCCGAATTTTGGAGTACGCATTGCTCCTGATTCTAGCAGTTCTCTGATGACGATGAACAATTTCTTGTCACCCCCCACTCCATCTCAGGCCCCCGTTCCCACGAATCCTACGTTAATGTACTGGAACTTGAATCCTTTCATTGAAGCCAACTATATTTTCGTAGGAGACGCAGAGCTGGCTAGTATTGCCCGAACCGAGCATTCGTTCTTAATTACTCAGGTTGATATGGTTACGGCCGATGGGCAGTACGGACCAAGCAATGATCTCTCGTTACTCATGAAGAATCTGTGTACTCAGGTTGTATGGCTCGCTCAGCGATCTGACCGGGTTCTTCAGAATGATGTGGATAATTACACGAACTGGGATGATGCGTACAAGCCCCCTCTAAACACAACTGGTCTCACAGTTGGTGTTCCGGGGGTATTTACGTCAGGAAATGCTGTCAGCACATCCGTATCCCAGCGCGATATTCTCCTGGAGTCAAGTATTATCCTAGACGGAAAGGAACGGTTCTCATACAAACAAACTTACTTCTTTTCCCAGTTAGAGAATTACCGTCATCAGACTGGACGCACATCTAATGATATTCCGGGCGTATACACCTACTCTTTCGCTCTAGATCATCATGGCGTCCAGCCGAGTGGACACATTAACGGATCAATGTTCAACAAGACGCTCTTGCGCAACACGTATATCCAGCCTCCGCTTGTGACTGTATCAGACAATGGTAATAATACTCCTCCTGCGTCGGTATGTGTACTCAAATCCACCCTGAACTCACCAACGCCTACGATTGTGAATCCTCTGGCAAGGGGTACGGATGGGAAGTTACTGTACTCTCCCAAAGACGTTATTACAATTGTCCCGAGTACACAAGTTGCAAATGCAGTAAAAACATTGAAATACAATTTCAGGGTAAGGGCGTACGTTGAGTCATACAACTACCTCCGTGTGATGGGTGGAATCGCCAGTGTTGTTTTCAGCTCGTAATGTATAATAGGAATGGCCACCGGAGTCAAGATTCAGTCGGCAACATACGGCGTCGGAAGCAATACCGTAAACGTAACAACGGCGGCGAACTCTCATCTGGTTGACGGAAAGATGAACTTCATCGTAACGCCAGGAGCATTGAATGTAACCGATCCAGCTCCTGGCCAGATCAAGACTCTTACGGTTGTGTATACGATCAACGGCGGTGCTTCTAATACTGCTACGGCAATAGACGGAGAACCTATTCAGATTGATGGGCCTCCTGCTCGTTTGGCATCAGGTCTTCAGATCAAGAAGGCAACATATGGTTATGATAAAACATTCCAGGATGTCACAAGTGCTTTACGGTCTTACATGAATGACGGGTCCATTAATGTTACTGTAAGCGCCAGTGCAATGGGTATCCCTGATCCAAACCCACAGCGAGTGAAATATCTTAAAGTAGATTACACAGTTAACGGAGACCCGACCTCCAAAAGTATTCAGGACGGCCAGAAGTTCGTATTAAATGCTCCTCCGGTAGCTACAGATACGTCTCAGACACCTACCGAGGGAGCTCTTGATATTGTTGGAACGATCACAAGCGATATTTTCCTGTTCATGAAAGTATTCTTTGTTCTGTCAATGACGATTTTGGCAGCTAAGCTCGGCGAGAGGCTATTCACAGGAGGGTACTGGATTTTCGGGACGCTGACATTGTTAACTTACGGGTTCTTCCCAATCATCATTCTACCATTCATGATATTCTTCTGGCACCTCGTTATGGGATAAACATTCAACATAAAACATATAATAATGGAGACCGATATTTACTTCAGTTTCTCTCTAGAGTTTGGAGACCCACTCTACAGCGAACGAATGATGCGAGAATGGCATACTGTTTGGCGGACGGTGTGTGAAATGGCATACAATCCCAGTACTCATCAGTATCCTATGATTCACACCTTTTCACACTACTCTAATGAGATTGACGAGTTGCATGAGTATACAGTCAACAGACACCGAATCAGGAACCATAACCTACTGTGCTTTGAACACATATGGAAAGAGTATAAGAAAAAGACGTCTATCATCAATACTCATCTGAAAGAGCTTTACGTTCCGCGCATACTGATTCCTACCCAGGAAGCTCAGGAGTTCATTCAGCGAACCTTTCCGAGTTGTACTATCATTTTCTGGGCAGAGTAAGTAAATGAGCGGAACTCTGGAATTACCTAAAGGTCCAGTTACTCCTCTGCGCCAGGTTCGCCCCGCCGATCCTTACGATTCGGAGGCATACTCTACTGCCAAAAAGCTAGAAGCGTCTACTCCCCAGTTACTGGCAGAAGCGAAGGCAGAGCAGGCGTTAGAGGAAGTACCTAAGAAGAAGGGAGGAAAGTCTCGTCGTCGTAAGGGTGGTAAGAAGGCACGCAAGACGCGCCGTCGTGTAAAGAAGTCACGTAAGTAAATGAAAAAGTTGGGCAATTGCCCGTTTTGTTTTTGAAGTTTTGCTCTTTTTATGTTTTTGGTTTACAGGTCCTTGAACTTGCCGATGCCGGCAAATCCGAGGAACTCCTCTGCGTCAGTGTAGACGCGCTTGGTCGTCTCACCGACCAGGTATCCGTCCTTGACTTCATCCAGGCCCTCCTCAGAGAGGGCAGCCGGGCCGGTCACGTGGCGACCCGTCTCGGGGTGCCAGTAGATGCCAGGCTTGCCGTCGGTCTCATTGAGATCGGTCAGGCCCTTCAGGTCCTCGTAAGAGAGGATCTCGGGGACCACAGTCTCGGCGACCTTGGCTTGGTTCTGGATAGTGTGCCAGTGCTTGACGTGATCGTCAAGGCTCTGGGCATCAAAGTCAACCTTTGAGAGGCCAACCAGGTAGCTGGAGCACTTGGGCTTCTGCTTGTTGAAGAGCTTCGTCTGCTCGTCGTTGAGCTTCTCCTCCGTGGGCAGCCCGAGGACCTCCTTGAGCGTCTTCGTGTGGCTGTCCTTGGCGCCAAACACAATCTTGCGCTTGACATCCTCCTCCGCGGGCTTGGCCGCGGGCGTCTCCTCTTCACCGGCTGCCACCTTGGCAACCGGCTTCTTGCCCTTCTTGGGCGCCGAGGGAGTCTCGGTCTTGGTGTCCTTCTTCGCCTTCGCGGGCGTCTTGGACTCAACAGCAGCCTTGCCTGCACCGCCATTGGCGGCAGGCTCCTCCTTGACGGGCTTCTCTCCCTTCTTGAGTGCCGCGACGTGCTTGGTAATTGCCTTGCGCGCCTCCTCGGCCGTCTCAATGGTCAGGGTCGCGACAAAGTCGTTAATCGTGCTCATCTTGTGTGGTCTTGTGCTGTTGTTTTCGTGTTAATATAGTTGTACATATCCAAAATAAATCCGTTTTTGATTACCGATATGAAATGAAAAATTGTGGTGTTGATAAACACCGGTTTTTGGTTAGTTCTTGTTTGAAACGATGCACTTATGTAGCGTGTCCAGGACTGTTTGGTCAGGCTGGTAATTACTGCATTCTAGCATATATCCATCGGTGAACTCATCGCACACAATATCAAACTCATTCCCCATGACACTGATCGCGTACTTCCCATCGGTGTACGCAGATCGTCGCCATGTCATATTGCTGCCCATCTTGACGAAAGCGTCCAGAGCCTTAGGCATGTTGTAGTCGCACATTTCTCGTGATGTTCGTGTGCGCTGTGATTACGCCTCAACATCTTGATAGAACCAATTTCGTTTTCTGGGGAAATGGGGCATTTCCGCGTTTCTTGGAGTGGTTTATAGTCCATAAATCTTAACAAATGTCCACCGAGTTTGCCAAGGAACATCTGCGCGAGCATCTGGTAGGTTTACTTGTTGGACCTGTCGCGGACGGATTCTGGAGCATATGTGATTCGGCCAAGGAGCTGTGCGATCGCAACGGCCAGCCTGATCAGATTTTGCGGACGTTTCAGAACATGCTCACGCGTATTCCCGAGTGGAATGAGGCTACGCTTCAGACGGAGGAGGAGCGTATCGTTAAGGTCACGAACTGCAGGTACATGGACGATCTTCTGATGGGCGTGTTCATTGCGTACATGAAGTCATTCGCGTCTCTTCATTACCGTGGCTCACAGTCGGAACTGAAGATTGATTTTGATCGTCCTACCCTAGGCAAGTTCATCCACGAGCTGTACAAGCATTCTGCGCGCAAGCTGTGGCAGATGGCCTACTACTTCAAGACGATTGGTGTATCATCCGAGCAGCAGGCGCGGAATCGTCAGGAGATTGAGAAGGTCATTACGGACTGTATGGAGCACGTGATTCGTTCGTTCTTACCGTGGGAGACGATTGCCAAGAAGTACTTCTCGGAAGATGATGCGCCTTCTCAGCACGTTGCGTCGTTACCCGTACATGTAGAGCACGCCCCAGAGACGCCCAAGACGCCTGCGGCACAGGTGAAGTTTGAAGATGATGCTCCTGGACCGGATTCTGATTCGGATTCTGGGTCAGAAGGAGGTGATGACGCGAGCGAGGATGATCGTGCCGAGCTCAAGGTCGGCGACGAAGTTGCGGAGATTGAGTTTGAGGATCTAGATAAGCCGACGGCAGCGTCTGAGCCAGAAAAGGAGGAGGAGGATGATCCGCTGAAGGAGATTGAGGGCAAGATTGGTGGAGATACTCTCGTTCTAAATGTGTGAAATTTTGATTGAGCGCAAAATAAATGATGATTCCTATTGCCGCAATTTCAGTAGCCCTAGTATGCTTTATAGTGTACGCTCTGGAGCGTCGTTCTAAGAGTGATCCAATTGATTGGGCCGATGCGGGTAAGCTCTCTCTATTTGGAGGAATCATTTCAGCCGGTGTGGTATTTGCGACCACAACGGATGTAGTTACGGATGCAGTGAAGTCAATGGATATTCCAAGCGTTCAGGATATGTTCGTAGGTAAGCCCAGTTTTTGATATTCATTAAACAAATAAATGCCTGAAGATTCTCCGGAAATCCCTCCTGGGATTGAAATAGGAGTCAAGGATGTAGCTGAATCAGAAGCAATTATAGACGCAACAGAGGAGAAGAAGAAAGCAAGAGAAAATAGAGAAAATATGGAGTTTGTTGAATCAAAACTTAACAAACTCTTATATAATTCGTGGTATCGGAAGTATATTAGTTATATGTTTTGGAGCAATATTGGTACACCTCTCAACTTAACTATTACGTTATTATCTGCTCTAACAGCAACATCTTCATCAAACTCTGCTATTTTTACCGGGAATACAGTTGCTGGTATTCAAATCAGTATTCTGGTGATTTCAGCTCTCAATACATTCTTCCGCCCATACGTCCAAGCAAACGACAATTTGAAATTTATGCTGGAAATTCAAAAACACGGTGCTAAATTTGATGAATTATATTATACTCCAAAATCAGTGTTTACATCATTGGAGTACAAGGAAATAACTGAAAAGTACAAGATTGTGTTTGTTGAGTTTAATAAATATGCATCAGAGAACTCTCTTGAACAACGAAATATATTTATAGATCTAATCTTCTTGCTTTTAGTCAATACCCTTCTACGAAAAAATGAAGAAGATAAAGAGTGGGTAAAGTTAGACTATATCTAAACTTCAACGAAGCAGCAGTCTTCGCCAGCTGGCACTGAGTCAATATTGTAAACAGATTTCAAAGAAATGAGTTCAGTTCGTGGAACTGCATTTTTACAGTAGCGAGTAATCGCCTTGTAAAGATGGAAGCCATGGTACCGGTCATGCTTAGCCTCCTTTTTTCCGAATAAGACTGAGCCACCATCTTCAGTCGTCATCCATTTAATGAGTCGCGTAAACACTGGATTTGCGCGGTAATCTAGACACTCGGGCCCTTCAGGGAACAGATCCCAAAAGATGGACGTAGCGAGACGTACAAGATCAAATGACGGATTAGGTTTGATTTCGGGATATTTGGATACATACCACGGCTCAAAATTGTACTGCCCACCAGCCTCTTCATCCACCGAAAAATGATCGCTCATAAACAGCTTGGGCTCTTTCATTCCCATAATCTTAACTGACCCAATCCCGCGCTCAAAGTCAATAATCTTAATAATATATCCAAACGTCGGAACACGATAGAACGACCCGGAAGAATTGTAGTACAAATATTCCTTATCAGTAGGAACGTACATGACGTTATTTGAATGAAGATCGTTGTGGGTGAAACTGTAATTGCGCTGAGCATATGCTAGAGCAAAAATAACTTGGGATAGCCATGCTAGATGTTTAGTTGTGTCTGTAGTTGTGGCACAGAGTTCATGGAAGGTTCCAGCACACTTCTCCATAACTGTCATCTGAACAGGGACATTTGAAAACGAAGCCCATGCGAACGGCTCATCGTCATCATCCCCATCTTCTTCGTCTTCGTCGTCTGAATCACACTCGCATGACTTAACTGCGAACACATATGAGGTTGAGACGCTTGAACTATCAGACTCGTCATCATCATCATCTTCATTATCGCGCATAAGCTGATTCATTTCAGCGGCTTCGGTAGGACCTACCTGCGGAGCTTCAAGTTCCTTGATATCGTCAAGAACCATATCTTCACCTAACAGAACACTGACTCGTGCGCCGCGAGTATGCTTGAAATCTCCGGCGTGAACATCGTCCGTTAATTTAATCTCAAATGTTTTTCCGATATTGGAAGAAAACCATGAGCGCTCAGACAACTCGGCGTAGTCGTCGGATATATCTATGGTATGCTTTTCTGATAATGCCGTGAATACACCGTATACTTTCGGAAAGTGAGGACATCCGGACTGGGCTAAGACAGTAGATAGAAGAGCACCGACATATGCAGCATTATCGGGATCCTGGATCTTCCTCCAGATCTCGGCCGAATCCTCTTCGGTCGTAGGCAGACCCAGCGACGTTCCGTAATCTCCCTGCATCCACTTGTAAGGAGATAAAAGCATTGTGGTCTTACGATGAACAGGAAGTACATTCCCCTTTGTCGTGCGAATCGTGTCGGCATCAAGGATAGCGGCAATACCGTCATTGACCTTGAACCCGAACTCCTGTGGCGAATCGCGGACCTCTGTTTTAAAAAGTTTCTGGATTGGCGGGAAGAATGCCTGAAGATGATTGACACCCCAGTTCTGAGCCTTTAAGGATTTAGTATCATACCTTTGAAGACTCAGAGCTACGGCATTTGTTCGTAAATCACTTCCAACAGATGGTTTGCGCTTGACCATATTATTATGGCGTCCCAAACATAAACTAAAAACTACACGCAATAAAGCAAGATGAACTTCCAGATCAAGAAGTTTAATATTGAAATGTTGAAAGATCGGTGCGAAATAGATTCGCGAAAGTCTCCTATGATTGTCGTCATTGGTAAGAAAGATACCGGCAAATCCTTCTTGGTGCGCGATATTCTGTTCAATACCCAGAGCTGTTTTCCAATTGGAACGGTTATTTCGGGTACAGAGGTTGCCAACGAGTTTTTCCAGCATATGGTTCCTTCAAAGCTGATTCACGATAAGTACAACCCATCTATCGTGATGAACGTGATTAAGCGTCAGCTGGGAGTCAAGACGGCCCGAAACGAAGAGAAGAAGCGTAATGGGGGTAATTCAGCGACCGATCCTCGCGCCTTCCTGATTCTGGATGACTGTTTGTACGATGCTTCGTGGATTAAAGAGGAGTCTACGCGCTACATTTTCATGAACGGTCGTCACATTGATGTGATGACGATTATTACTATGCAGTACCCGCTGGGTATTACGCCTAACCTTCGTACGAACGTAGACTTCGTGTTTATTCTGCGAGAGAGTATCGTGAATAATCGCCGTCGTATTTACGACAATTATGCCGGTATGTTTCCCACGTTTGAGATGTTCTGTCAGTTCATGGACCAGTGTACCGAGAACTTTGAGTGCCTGGTGATCTGTAACGGCGTTCAATCAAACAAATTAGAAGATCAGGTGTTTTGGTATAAAGCATCTGATCACCCAAATTTTCATTTGTGTGCGGATTCGTTGTGGGTTGATAACAAACCTTTTTCAAGCGCGATGTTATCACAGGATGAGTACTCGGCTGACGCTATGCGCGGAACGAAGAAGAATAGCCCATGGGTCCACGTTAAGCAGCAGGGCAAGGATAAACATTGAGACCTATTGTCGTCAGGAACTGGGTTTGAGCACCCATAATGTAATGAAGGATTTCACCCACCACGAATGTGGCCAATAAAGTTATCCAAAAACCAGTATCAAATATGTAAGCTAACAGTATTGCGAGCAGAACTGTTCCAACACTGTCAACGACCGCAAATCCTAGAAAACGAGTACTGTGTGCTCCCTGCCGTGGTTTACCAAAAATGAAAGCATAAGGGCATCCACCCATTGTATTGTATTATACGACTCAAAGATCGCGAGGCGCACCGCCCTCAGCTGGGTGGACATTATCCTCAATGGCGCGACCAATATCAGCCGTATCGGCCACATTGGCATCGGCCTTCGCATCCTCCAGATTCTTCTTACGGCGAGCCTCGTTCTCCTTCTTCTGAGTCTCAATGCGCTGAGCCTTCTCCTCCTCAAAGAAAATCTCGCGGTTCACCTCGTTCTCCTTGTACCGGCGCATCATCTCGTTGAGCTCCTTCTCGGCATACTCTACCTCGGGCATCATGTTCTCAGAAGGATCCCATGGTAGCCACGCACCAACCTTGCCGATGTACAGGTTGTCATTCGGGTAGCGGCGCTGGAGAACCTTGGCGTACGTCTGGCACTCCTCCAGATTCGCAAATACGCGACGGAGCTTGACGCCACGGACGTTGGTCTTGAACTCCACCTTCTCATTGAACTGCGCCTCAACCTCCTTCTCGTTCTTCAGAAGGAAGACCTGGTACTGCTCGTGAACATCGGTCTTCTTCACCTCGTCCTCGTGAACCTTCTTGAAGTCCTCCATGTCCTTGAACAGGTCATCAATCTTCAGCGAATACTTCTTGGAGATGTAGGCCATGAGGTGCTCTAGACCCTTGACCTTCCAATCGTATGCCATCCACTCTACAAACTTCTCATTGTAGAACTCCATCTTCTGCTTGATCACCTTCTCGGGTGAAATGAAGGAGATAATGCAGTAGCGCTGCGTGGGGATTTCGGGGTCCTCCTCAAGGTAATCAATCACGGTTCCATCAGTCTCCTTGGTGGGAAGGGTCTCACGGGGCATTTGTTTACTGTATTCACGACGTGTTAAAGTCATTAGATTTAACGAGTTCAGACTTTCGTGTTTGGTTTGCACTGCCCTATTCCTTTGGTCTGCTGCATCATGATAGGCGCTGGAAGTCCAGGGCCAGGGCAATTAGTATGATCGTATCCCAAAATATGTCCCATTTCGTGGGAGACCATATACTGACGGTAATTGTCTAATGACAGTTTGCTCCGAGACGCGCCGTGGTACCATCGTTCAGCGTTCAGCCACATGTTTTTACCTCCTAGTTCAGCACAGGACAGTTTTCCTTCAAGCCCACAATTCTTATCAATAGTGGGTTGAGACGATAAGTGAATCGTTACGTCCTGGTTAATAGAGACGGGTTCAAAAAAGTAACCCTTCGTAGACCATCCGTTGGGATCATTGAGATAAGTCGTCACATAAAACTCAATTTGGCCCGGAGGAATACTGTACTTTTTCTGAACGTCAGGATCAACTACGACTTTTACTTTAATCCTCATTGTCCTTCGTTCCCAATAATTTCTCTGTTCTTTTCTATAAAAATGCCCGAACAGAAGTCTGTAGCCGCCCCTGCTGGAGTTGACTTTGCCGACCTAACTACCCGCGCCGTGAAGTACGCGTTTGAGGGTCTAGCTGTAGCCATTGCGGCGTACCTCCTCCCCGGCAAGGGCCTCAAGCTCTCCGAGATCGGCATGATTGCCCTCGTTGCGCTGGCCACGTTCGCCATCCTGGACATCTACGCCCCCAGCGTCGGCTCGTCCGCGCGCACGGGTGCCGGCTTCGGTATTGGTGCCCACCTCGTCGGCTTCCCTTAAATATTTGAACTAAGTACTAAACCGTAAACAAAACTGAAACCGGCAATTAAAAAGTTGCCATTTTCAGGCTATACTTTTCATTTATGGTGTCTAGGCAAACATCATGTTGGTAAAGATTTCCATGATCGCATCTCGCTGATCGTTCGTGAACCCTCGCTGAACAAGGACGCACGAGTTCTCATGCTCTAGATGAACTTCAAACTGCAGGAAATCCTGGTTATCATTTTTGAACTCCACAATCGTCCAGCCTTCAATGGTCTCACCAACATCTCCCTTTACCGGGAAGTGATCGGCAGTAACCTTCTCCTGAACGTCAGAAACCACATTGTGGATATTCCTCATTTTCGTATTAGGTTTCTTAACTATTTAGCAAATATATCCGTTTTCAATGAAGTGTATTAAGACTATAATGCATCACAAGGCTAAGATTCCTAAAGCCTTGCGAGAACAAGTATGGTTGTCCAAATTTGGGAAAGTGTATGAAGCAAAATGTTTTACTCCATGGTGTGAGAACCGTATAACGGTGTTTGATTTTCAGTGTGGTCACGATATTCCAGAATCTAAAGGTGGGCCTACAATCTTATCTAACTTGTACCCTATTTGTGCTAGATGTAATATGTCTATGAGCAATGTTTATACATTTGAACAGTGGGCCCAAAAGGGTATAAAACGGAAATCTTGGCTTCTTTGTTTCTGCGGTGGTATAACATGCCACCAGCCGTCCGCCATAATGGCAAATGGTACTCAGTCATCCCAAAACAATACGAACCAGAACGTCAAACCTATCAAGTAGCATGGTCTCAGATCTTGACGGGTATTAAGTCAGAAGAAGCTTATCGTATCTACTTTGAAGTACTGAGGAAGGAGTCTAAACTTTTATGCCCATCATTTAGACAAGATGAGTAGTGCTCTTATTGCCGCTATTGTGGCAACACTCGTAGTTATAATCGTTATTGTAGGGTTCCATTCGTACACCGGAATCTGGCCCGGTGCTAAAATTATTCAGCAGCGCCCGTCTCCAGATAACACAATTGAGCCTGGAAAGGCTAAGTTCATGTTTTTCTTTGCTTCGTGGTGCCCTTACTGCAAAGATGCGGAACCAGTTGTCAAGTCATTAAAGCAGCTGATTGAGAACAAGAATTATACGTATGGGGGACACACGATTGCGTTTGAAGATATTAACGCATACGCTGATAAGGGTAAGGCTGCACTTTATAAAATAAAGGCATACCCTACTTTCAAAGTTGAAACGAAGGATGCGCTGTATGAAATGACGGGCAAACCTTCAGTCTCAAACTTCCGAGCGTTCCTTGTTTCCGCTCTTGGCGCTGAGAAATCCGGATAAAGCGGCTGCTGATTTGGCCATAATATCTGGAACATTGAACTTGGAAATATCGGAAGTGCTTGTTAAATTTGGATATGAGAGTGTTAGTGTACAAGATTTCGTAACCTGCTTGAAAAAGTTGTAGGTTACGAGAGAATACATTTCGTGAACATAAGTGATTGGAGATACAGTTTCAAGAATTGAAGGTATAAACGTATTCAGTTCCGAGTTCTTTTTCTTCAAGGATAAACACAATGCCTTGGACGTATCTGGAATAAACTTATCTACCGACGGCACAAATAGATCACCATCTACATAAACTTGATTGTACAGAACTTGTGGACGGAATACACCAGGGATACAACATGAGCATTTGAGAGCTTCAAGAATTGGAACATCTTTTGTAAAAATAGTAGGTTTACCTTTCGTCAAATTAGAGGCAAAGATATACAGAGGCATCTTAGCGTCTCCAATAACTTTAGTCCGCAAATCCACACCTTTAGTAAGAAACATATTTATGAGTGATTTTTCTAAAATGTCCATAGTGAATACTCCTTTCATAGAGATCATTTCAGGTAACCTAGAATAATCTGGTTCGGGAATAAATGATGATACTTTGAAAGCATTTTCTGTATCCAAATCCAGCGGTAACCCAAAAGCAATATATGTTCCAATAATTGCTCCAACCGATACACCATACACTCCATCGGGAAACACTAGTTCCTGATGGCGCGAAAGTTCGCGAAGAGCGCCAATGTACATGATTCCTTTCATTCCTCCTCCACAAAGTCCTAATGTGCGGAATGGCGTAGACATTCTTATAGTAAGAGTAAGCAGAGATGTTGCGTGCACGTGACGTATGGGATGAACAAGAAGAGAGACGGGCAGGACGAATGGCTGCGATGAATCCGATTATTGCCCAGATACAGGCACAGATTCGGCGTCAGGCTGTACACAATTCCAATGCTCCTTATATCATTTATCCGGTCCCAACTTATGTGTTCGGGTACCCGATTTTTTCGCTGAAGGAAGCGCTAGATCATTTAGTAACAGAGTTCTCTAAAGCAGGGTACTGGGTGTGGGTGGTAGAAACAAATCATCTTCTGATTTCATGGGTGAAACCAGTAAAGACTCGTGATGGAAACAAACAGATCTTAGCTACAAACTACCGCCCACAAATTTACGGAGAGACTTTTATGCCTCA